TTTTTTGTATGTTTCGTTGTTCTCTTTAACTATTGTTTCGCAGTCCTCCAGCGCAGCAAAATACTCGTTCCTTATTTTGTGTATCAATTTGGGGTCTGTGTATCTCTTGTTCCATCTGAAATTTTTTACATCTTCATCTACGAAAGCTTCTTTATCTCCATATTTTATATCAGCCAAATGAATCTCAAAGTAATTATTCCAGCCATGCAGCTCCCTACCGCACTTTTCGCCCTTCAGGCCAGTGCCTTGGAATCTTATGGTATCCCTTGCATTTTGATGAGCAAAGCCATCTCTTAAATATGTGCCCTTGAATTTCTCTTCAGGCAATATTTTGGAAAGCTCTTTATCCAGTGCGGTTGTAATATGCTTTGTTACTTTCTTGCCTTGGTATCTTTCAAGGATAGGCATAGCAGCAGCCGCAAGCTCCACTCTGTAATTATACTGTTCTAATCTGAACATAAGTTCGTTTTCTACTTTTTTATGGTCTAATATGTTTATTTTATATTCCATTGTTTTGTTTGTCCTTATCTTGTTATTAAAAATCTTTGGGCCAGCCATAAAGACTAGCCCGTTTAAACGTGTTATTAACATTACCTCTGATGAACGATATTAATTATCCTACTTTCATTTGAGTCTACTTTATTTTCCCCAGTGTTTAGAAAATAGCTTTTTATCCATCCCCATAAAGCGTACTCATTGCCATTGTATTCAATAGCCTCATAATCAATAACGCCCTTATTTTTAAGTGATTGAGCTATTTTTAAATCATGTTTATCAATGTAACCTCCGCCACCAATTTCCCCAATTTCTATATTTTCATCACTGAACTCACTGTATGCTAAATCATGCAATAAATGACTTTCCTCTGTTGTAACCATGACAGTTTTTTTGGTCTTTTGTATCTCATCAATTAAAACAGCTGTAATATCATCGGTCATTTTCGTACCGCATTGGCCGCATAATGGAGCACCTTTATCAAACATAGTCTTAGACATTCTAACAAAATATGGGCTAGTATTAGCGCACTTTGGGCACTCTATTTTTAGGTTTCTTGTGCCTTGTTTTTTCTTAGGTGTATAGTCCAAAGCCTCATGAGGATATTTACCTAGTTTCTTTTGAATCTCAGCTAGTTTAATATTCATTTCATCGCTTGCGACTGTAGCGGTCATTTTACCAGTAAGGCCAATAGCTTTGGCAATACGTCTAAATGGGCCCCTGTGGCCATGTTTACAGTTGTCATAAGCGTGTATCATTTCATGAGCTAAAACATCACCTACCCTACTTTCATCGGCTAAAACTGGATGAATGAATATTTCATTGAATCCGTTTGCTTTATCGTTAAAGCATTGACCAATAGCCGCATTTCTTTTTCCGCCTTGAGTTGTAAAGCCGCATGATACTTTGAGCTTGCTTAAGTCTACTGGATAGCCAGCTGGAATAAAGAATACGTCATTTATTTCTTTGGCCATTGCCACTAAATATTGTTCCCTAGTTTTAAAATGTCTCATAATTGTCCTTTCTTAATGTATTTCAATGTATTGTAATGTAAGAGCATAGTGATTAATATACATTGTTGTCAATAGTTATTTTAGTTTATTTGTATAACTTGTTGTCAAATGATTATTTTATACAGGTATATAGTATAGTATTTTTCATCAATTAATAGAGTGTTTAAACATGTTAAATAGTGAACCTATAAAACCTATAAAAACAGGCCCTAAATCCGCTCAGCGTGAGCCCACTAGGAATGCTAAAGGCCAATTTTTGCCCGGTGTAGCTCAACCCGGAAGCGGTAGACCAAGAAAACTTAAAATTCTTGAGGGTGAAAACCGGGAAATGGTTATAAATAAAGCTTTAGGCATTATTCAGGAGGGCCAAGATAACCCCTTATATAAAGATGTACTATTAAAGCTTATAGATAAGGTCATCCCGTCATTAAAAGCCACTGAACTCAATATAGATAATGGCTCAAGCAATTTAGGCGTTATCGTATTGCCCAGCAAAAAGCCGCTTGATGTCTCTACCCGTCTTAGTAAGGCGGATGTTATTGAGGAGGAAGAGTAGATTTGTGTCAGGATTGTGTCAGCTATGTGTAGCAATATGAGCGGTTGCATTAAAATTGTTCACGCTATAAATAAGGTGTGGGGTGTGCCGAGGGACAGCGGGGGGTACCTATTGGGTTCCCATGCCCTAGGTCTAAACTACGAGTAAAAATATGAATGTAGCTTGGCAACCACACGAAGGCCCACAGACCGAAGCATTAAGCCGCAGTGAATTTGAAATACTCTACGGAGGTTCCAGAGGTGGCGGAAAGACAGAAGCAGGTCTTGCATGGATGGTAGAACCAGAATTTTTACAAAACGAAATGTACAGAGGTCTTGTTATTCGTAAGAATGTCGAAGATTTGAGAGACTGGATAGACAGAGCAAAAATATTTTATCGCCCCTTAAACGCTAAATTCATAGGACAGCCTTCAGAAATACGTTTTCCCGGGGGTGCAATCATTAGAACTGGCCACTTAAAAGACGAAAATGCTTACGAAAAGTATCAAGGACACGAATATCAAAAAATATTAATAGAAGAGTTGACGCAAATCCCACAAGAAGAACAATATTTAAGGTTAGTTTCTTCTGCAAGGTCAACAATAGGCTTAACTCCACAGATTTTTGCTACTACAAACCCCGGTGGGCCCGGAATGGGCTGGGTAAAAGCTCGCTGGGTAGACAAAGCACGTGGAAAAACATACGTAGACCCAGTGACTACAAGGACTAGAATCTTTATTCCCGCTAAAGTAACCGATAATCCCACTTTGATGAAAAAAGACCCCGGATATATCCAATATTTGGATGGATTACCGGAGGAACTAAGACGGGCATGGCGTGATGGAGATTGGGATGTCTTTGTAGGACAGTTCTTTAAAGAGTGGCGCAGAGCAGTTCATGTCGTACAACCCTTTAAAATACCAAAAGGTTGGTATAAATATAGAGCGATTGACTATGGATATAGAGCTCCATTTTGTTGTTTATGGGGTGCTGTTGATTATGATAGTAATGTGTACATTTATAAAGAACACTACGAAGCAGAAAAAGAATTATCGCACCATATACGTATGATAAAGGAGCGCAGTGAGGCAGAAAACTATCATTTGACGGTAGGAGACCCTTCTATGTGGGCTAGGAATCCTGTGCGAGTTACAAAAAGGGATTCAATGATACCAACTCACATGTCTATAGCAGATTTAATGGCACAAGCCGGAATCCCGGTAGTAAAAGCAAATAACAACAGGCCAAATGGTTGGGCAGCTATAAGGGAGTATTTACATTGGGAGGGTGAAGAAGAAAACCCGACTAAGCAACCACAAATATTTATTTTTGAAAATTGTGAAAATCTTATAAGAACCTTACCAAGTATGGTATTCGATAAAAATAGGCCAGAAGATTTAGATACAAAGACAGAAGACCATGCTGTAGACGCTCTTAGATACATGATTTTACAATTATACTCACCAAGTAAAAAGGATATAGCCCCATGGCTAGAAAAAGAATTACAAAGACTCGCTTCAACAGACTTCTATCTGCCGGGAATAAGGGCATAGAAGTGCTGAATAAAGATACGGGTGAATGGATTTCAATTAAAGATGTGCTCAGTTCAGATGAGTATATAAAATGGATTGAAGCAGAACAGATAGCTATGCAAATAGCTGAAGCTGAGGATGAAATTTGGGAAATGGGTACGTTAATGTGTGTACCGGGTTTTAGAATAAGTAACAACGAAATGTATAACTAATTATGGCAGAATATAAATCAAAAGATAAACAACAAACCTCGAAAGAGAAACAGCTTATAAAGCGTATAAACGCAATGTTTGACATCGCTAAACGCTCAAGAAGCAATGTAAACAAGCTTTGGAGGGAATCCGAAGAAATGTATGCTGGTGAACACTGGCGTGGCAGTAATATGCCTAAGTATCAAAATCAAATGACATTAGACCTTATTGCTTCTGCAATAGATACAATGATACCGATTTTAAGCAGTAGGCCGCCTAAAATAGATGTATTACCATCTTCTACAGATGAAGTAGACCGTAAGATAGCGGAAACAATGCAGATACAAATGGACGACCTATGGGAAATGAGAGACATGCAAAATGTCATGTCTGAATGGATTATGGACTTTTTAGTGTACGGAACTGGCATAATGAAGACTTATTTTGGTGAAGATGACCTACCGGAGTGTAAAGTAGTAGACCCATTTAGTTTCTTTGTAAACCCTTCCGCAACAAGATTAGAGAATGCAGATTGGGTTATCTATGCTGCTCCAGTACCGCTACATGAGATAAGACACAAGTATCCAGAAAAAGCACAGTATGTAAAAGCAGATAGTAACTTAGAAAACTTTGAAGCATTGAGAATAAATGATATAGGGCAAGATAATAGCACTAAAGTAGTTATTAACGACCCTACAACTAATTCTACGAGCAGATATTCTAGTGAGGGTGCAGCAGCTGAGGATTTAGAAGAAAGGGTCTTATTGATAGAATGTTGGTGGCGTAGCGGTGAGCATGACTATGTGGATGCAGAAAAATCAGACTCACAAGTTTCTAAAATCCCGGGCAGTAGGCTAACTGTTATAGCTGGAGACTGTCTATTACATGATGGGCCGAGCCCTTACCCGTTCTTAAATAAACAGCATTACATACAGCATCCTTTTCCGTTCGTTGTTGCCAAGAATGGCGGTTCGGCTCACTCTTTTTATGGGAAACCAGAACCTAAAAGATTAAAATCATTAAATCTAGGATTGGACAGAGTAGCTTCACAAATTGCTGATAACATCCACTTAATGGCTAATCCAATGTGGGTGGTAGATGAAACTGCGCAAGTTACTGATAGTTTGGTAAATAAACCGGGTAGTGTAGTTCGTAAAAAGGGGCCGGGTACAGTAGCACAAGTATCTCCAGCACCAATGCCGGGATATGTATTTAATTTTTACCAAATGATGTATGATATATTTGAAGTTGTATCTGGTGTAAATAGAGCAACACAAGGGCGTGAGGCTCCGAATGTCACCAGTGGTGTACAGGCGGAAACATTACAACGTGCAGCAACAACAAAGATAGAATATAAAAGTAGAGCGATAGATGTTTCTGTGCAGCAATTAGGAGCTCAATGGCTTTCAATGATACAAAATCTATCTACAGAAGAACATGTTGTTAGCGTACCAACAGATTCTGGTATGGAAATGCGTGGATATAAAGGTGTAATGTTTAAAGACCAGCCAATGAGAGTTAGAAGTAAAACTGGTTCTATGTTACCTGTAAATAAAATGTTCATTGAACAGAAGGTTTTACAGCTCTTACAAGCTGGTATTATACAAGACCCAGAGTTTGTATTAGAAAATATAGAACTTCCGGGTAAGCAACGTATTCTTGACAAACTTAGAGAGCAAAAACAGCTACAAGAAGAGGCAGATAGAGACCAAGCAGCTCAAATGGCGCAACAAGAAGAAATACTCAGCACAAGCACCGATGAAGATGAGATAATGAACATCTTACAACAACAACAGGCTGCAATGGAACCATTTGGAAAGGAATAGTTGTCAAAAACATCTTTATATGGATTGTATAACTTTAAGAACTTTGCTAACAACGTTTAAACAACTTATGGATATTTATGCACAGAAAGAAAAGTAAAAGAACTTTATCTGGTAGAAAATGTAAGCCCGGTTATATATGGGATAATGAAAAAAAAGTTTGTAGGAAACCGACCAAAGACGAAGACTTTGAAATGAGGTCATGGAAACACGCAAAGGGCGCAGCAAGCTTCTTAGGTACTGGTTACGGTATAATGGCTTCTACTCCTGTTTCTTTGGTAACTGGAATATCTCCCGGTAAAGCAGCGATAGTTGGTGGGTTAATTGGCAGGAAAAAAGCAATAAAGTATCAAAAAGAAATGAGTAATCCTCCTTATGATAATG